AATTTGACGATCTTCTCCATATAAATAATCAAGTCTTTCCATCATGTTTGTTTTCTTTTTAGACTTTTCATATGTGGCTTCTTTATTAACCTTGCCATGAGTATTCATTAATAATTTAAATTCTTGAATCTCTTTTTGTGATGTATCTGAATGATGACAATCTGGCGTTACTACAACTTTAACTTCAAACTCATCTGCAAGTTCAATCAAAGACTTATTTATTTCTGGGGTATTATGTGGCATTACTTCAATATAATAATCATTACCAAAGTTATTCTTAAACCATTTAATATGTTTCTTTGCAATAGCAAATTCATTTTCTTCTAACGCTTTTACAATTACACTACTTGGACATGCAGAGGTTACAATAATTCCTTCACGATATTTTTCAAGTATTTCAAAATCAAATCTTGGTTTCTTAAAAAACCCATCAGTCCATGAAAGTTCACTAATTTTATTTAAATTATCTAAACCAATTTGATTCTTTGCTAGAAGAATAATGTGATTATAAATAAGGTCTTGTTGACCTTCTCTTTCAGACTTATCTCGTGTATCAGATATGTCTGCACACATATATCCTTCTAGCCCAAGAATTGGCTTAATGCCTTTAGATTTTGCGGTACGATAAAATTCACGATGTCCTGAAAGTGTGCCGTGATCTGTTATTGCCAATGCTGGCATTTTAAGATCTACGGCACGACTTAAATATTCTTCTGGAGTTGCAATTCCATCGAATAAGGAATAATGAGTGTGTACGTGCAATCCTGCGTAGTTCATACTACCAATCTGTGTTGGTTGATGAAGTAGTTGATGGTGAGTCAAAGCCTAGATAAAAGGCTTCTTGCTCTGCATAAGGAACTTTGCGAAGTGCAAGTTCTAGTGGAAATGGCTCAATACCAGTCCAGTCAAATGGCTCTTTATCTGGTGCTGCTGGAATCATTGTGTAATTTGTCTCAGTACCCTGACCATTACGCTTCATCTTCCATACAACATTTGAAATACTGCCAGTTTCAAGTGCATACTCACGAATTGTATTGAATGATGATTGCTTGCTAATTCCCATAGACCAAATAGCCACATATGGTTTCTCAATTCCATCATCAACTAATACGTTACAGTAAAAGCGAAGACGGCCACGCCATCCAGCCTTTGGATCTTTACGGTGCATTTCTTCTGCCCAGTCACGACCCTCTGTATCCATAGTATCTACTGCTTTGCGCTTGTAATCTTTTGGATTTACGTGCTCTTTAACAACTAGAGATAGTCCACGAGATGGACTATAGTTTGCAGAGTCCTCGTCTAGTTCTTCAATAAATCGAATCTTTACTGATTGCCCGTCAGCAAGTTTAAGCCATCTTACCTTTGGTGAGTTTTCATCGTATTTTGGTTTGTCGAGCAGGGCGTTGATGTTTTTTAGTCCCTTTACTACGCTCATATTATTCTCCTTTGTTTGTTTGTTTATTTATTGTAGCATTGACAATATAGAATTGTCAAATTTACTTTGTAACATAAGTATATCAGAATCCTGCATATCTCCAATATCTTTATACTTGGTATCTAGTGTTATTATTGATACCCTTGACTTTAACTTGTCAATCATTTTTTTAGACATTGACTTTCCAGCCTCATCATTGTCTGCTATTAAATAAACCTCATTAAAATATTTTTCTAATAATTCTATTTGATTTTTTGAGATAGTTGCACCAAGAGTAGCCACTGCTGGCATTCCAACTTGATCCAATCTTATTGCATCAAACGATGACTCAACAACATAAACTTTATCATTTGTTTTTACTCTATGTAAATTAAATAATGTTTTACTTTTTGGCAGTCCTGGAGTATTCTTAAAATCTTTTCCTTCAAGACTTCTGCCAACAAAACCAATAACCATTCCTTCTGGAGAGTGAACTGGAATTGTAACCATATCCTGCTTTTCAGAATATCCTAAATTGAACTTACTAACTGATGACTTGTTTAAAAGTCTTCCCTCAAAATATCTCATTGCTCTTGGAGATTCAAGTGCCTGAGAATTTAATCTTTTAATAATAACTTCATCATACTGTACAAATGTTGGTGGGGTATATAGTTGTTTTGCTACTATTTGTGTAATATCAGATTCTTGCTCTTTGCTTTTTATATACCGCAAACTTTCAAAATATGATCTATTGCTCATTTTCATTACTAGTTCATTGCAATGTAGCGGTTTGCTGACATCCAAAACAAAAAAATAATCCACTTTCTTTTGACACTTCTCCAGCAGGGGTTCTGTTGTTATTGTGGTATGGACAAAAAATAATATAGTCAGAATCTACTTCTGATTGTATTGTGACTCCAGATCCGATGAGAACTCTTTTAACTTGATCTTCTGTGTATATATCGGCTTGTATCCGTCTGCTGCGATCATCCATTTTATATTCTTTTTCCCTACATAGATTCCGTATACCGTCAATTTAAACTCAAACCATTCTTTATTACTGTTATAGTATATCGTAAAATCTGGCTCTATGTCAATTCTTGGGACATATGCACACTCTCTCATTTGTATTAATAATATACTAAGATATTCTTGTTTTAATCTAAAAATGTCTGATTCATCTTTGATGTTGCCATCTAGTTTAAAACATTTTATAGGCTTATGATGAAGGGACACATTATATTATAAGGCCTTATCTTCATAATCCTTGTAGCGATAATATCCTTTATCAAAATCTACTTGAACTAAAAACTCTCCCATAAATCCGTTACGATTTTTTCTAAAAGCACACTCAATAATATCTGAGTTGGTTGCCCTTCCAAGTGCAATAACCCAGTCAGCATCATAGGCAATTTGTCTAGACCATGCTGTTTGGCCAAGAGTAGGAACGCTACTAAGGTCATTGACATCATCTGGGGTGGCAGAAGAAATAGCAATAATTGGAACCTCTTCTGAGATGGCCATAAGTTTAAGTTCACGAGACAAATTCTTCATTCTTACAGTTTCATTGTCTGATTTTTGATTTGGACTCATTAATTGTAAATAGTCAACAATAACAAAATCTGGACGGTATTGATCTATTTTTCCACGTAAAACTGACGGACTAATTTCTCCACCCTGATCATTTGAAATAATATGAAAAGGATTTCTACCAGCAATTCTATCTTTATGCCAAGTTTTAAATGTATCTGGCTCAACGTGACCCTGACTAATCTTCCTATGAGACCAAAGCCCTTCGCCCATAATTGTAAATACACGATTTCTAACTTCAGTCTCAGACATTTCAAGACTAATTACTAATGGGGTCTTTCCTTGTTTCCATGCCTGTACCGCAAAATATAAAGCAAGCCATGACTTACCAATGCCTGGATAGGCTAAAAACACTCCCAGTTGGCCTGGAGCGATACCACTTGGAAGGTAGTTATCAAATCCTGGCAAACCAGTTTTAATGCCTGTAATTCCAGCCTCTTCCATTTTACGCAAATGATCAAAGTATGCAGCAGCAGATTCAAAATCGGTAGCATCAATATCTCTAACAGATGATGTATTCTTTTTAAGTTCTGAGGTTTGGGTAATTAAAGAATCTAGAGCATTTACTGAATTACCGCTTTGGACTTCTCCTGCTGCAGATCTTAAAATTGTTTTAAGACTATCATTTAAATAGTCTCCCTGTAATTCTGAAAGATGATGCTTTGTTGCCCCAATATCTTCAACTACTTCAAAATCTCTAAACTTTTCAATTACTAAAGATACTGGAGGTACGGAACTATTTGCTTCAAAGTATTTTCTAATAAATGTCCAAACATCTAAGTGTGTTCTCAAAAGCCCATCAATATTTGCCTGTAGCAAAACATGAATCTGCTTATCTTTTAAAACTGCATTTAATACTTTTGATTCAACACTAGCCATTGAGCCACTCCTTTGCCATCAATCTTCTTTCTGCACGTTCATTATCGTCTTGATCTTTATCTTTTTTAGCCTTAATAATTTTTTCTGCTTGGTATGCAAAAGTATTCCAAGATGGATTTTCAGTAACCTTAAAATAATATTCTAAAATATCATAGCACTCATGAATTCCATATGACTCAATAAGAGCATCTGCTGCCCATTGTTCAACATTTAAATTCATTGACGGCTTTACTTCATATCTTTCTTTATGGTATTTACTATACCTTGAAAGCAAAGCCATACGGTCTTTGCGATCTGCCATTATTCAGAAATTTCTGCTTTTGCTTCGTTAATTTTATCAGTTAGTTTATCTTCAACAAACTTATAAACACGTTCCATTGCTTCATTTGTTGTTTCGCCATTCTTCTTTGAATCAACAACATCCAAGATCAAGTCTTAGTGATTGAAAATTTCCAAGATTAAGTGTGTAGCCTAAAGTTACAGAAACCTTAGTATTATCGTTTTCCATTTTACATCCATTCAGTAGTTAGATGGATTCAGACCAGATTGGAATGAAACGCCCATCTTCAGTTCTCGTATAAGTAAGTATACCATCACCCATTCTTCTAGTCAACTCTTGTTTTGTAGGTGTCATATTGTTTGTTATAAGACCATCTTTTCTTGGTTGACCGATATGAATTGATGCCAATATGTCCCTTATTTCCTTTATGTGACTTTCTGAGTAATAACATCTTATTTGCCAACCACGCTTTCCATCTATACTAGATCCTATTGGTGGTGGAATTATTCCACGTTTAATAAGAGTCGGAATATATTTTTTATGTCTATTAATAAGTATAGCAGTTTCACCAATAGTATATGCTTTTTCTCTTTTCTTTTTAAATTCCGCAATAAAACAAGTTTCAATTCTATCTTTATTTATATTATAAAGCGCAACAATTCCGTCAGATCTATTTTTATGATGTACCTTAACTAAATCATTATTCAAAAACCAAATAGTTTTATTGCCTGAAACTATAGGTGACTGATTGTAGTTTTGGCTCTCAATATTTCCTGTTGTAGAATCCATGATCCCTCTTTGCTGCTGTCTGGTGGATGATAAAATTTTCTTTTACCACAAACTATACAATATACTTCTAAATGCTCCTTTGTACTATATTGCCTATCAACTAAAACTTTGCCATTACACTTTAAACATTTCACTAAAAAGGTATTCCCATAGCAAAAACATTTAAATCAATTGTTGCTTCTCCTGCCACAGAAAAAGTTATTGCAAAAAGAGCATTATCTTTTGATACTTTTGTAAGAACAACAGAAACACTTCTTCCTGCTTCTGTATTTCCAGCATTAAATGGAGTGGCAACTACTATTGGTGTTGATTTAAAATTAGGTGAAAATGTAACTGACACTGGGTAAGGTTTATTTGCTTCAACTTTTTGTGGAGTAATTGCTGCTATAGTAATACCAAATGCTGACGATCTATTCATTTTTGTAGTATTTGAAGTGGCATCTTTTTGAACAATTTTAAGCAAATCTAAAGTAGTAGACCCAACTTGGTCTTGAAGTTCATTTAAAGCCTGAACGATATCATACATATACGAAACGTCTAGCGGTTGCCCTCTTTGTGGCACGATTAATTTTCCCATTATTCCTCCATTATATCATTTAACTTATGGTATTGCTGTTACAGCAGACTCAAAAAGAGTTAAAGCAACAGTTCTTGTTTTTGAAATTCCTTCTGGCTGAATTGCTACTCGTACATTTATTGTTCCAGTATTTGGAAAAGTATATACATTTCCAGTTGCTGTTCCATGATATGAATAAGACGCTGCATTATCAAATTTAACAAAAACATCATACTTTGGTCTTGGCTTAGTATCTGTCCAAGAAACAGAAAAAAATCCAGCAGGTGCTGCCGTAACTCCAACTTTATTTATAGTTCCAGAAATTGACACTATAGGATAAGAAGGAACAAGGTAAACTGATGACCATTCAGAAGACCTGTTTCTATCATCAGAAATTATTCTATATCTTAACACATGCTGATTTAATGTATTGATTGGTGGTAAATCTTTATTTAATATTTTTATTTTTTTAATATTTGCATCTACCATTAGGAAATATCTCCAATAGTTCCAACATCTAGTGCCATTCTAAATTCAACATAATTATTTGTGTTTGGAGATTTAGCAATTGTTTGCCCGTTTGTATTTTTAACAACAGTATATCCAACCAATCCATATAATGGATTTTGTGTACTTACATTATCAAATCTAATTGCATCAAAAGCAATATAGTGTGTGTTTACTACTGCGTTTGAAGTTACAACACAAGAATATATTTTTAAAGAATTTACATATTGCTCATGAAAATCCTGTTTCTTGTGTAAAATCTGATAATGTTTTTTCTTTTACAATATAACGATTAGTATTAAAATTAATTCCTACATCTCCATCAGTAACGGTAATCAAAGATCGTGCGTACTTATTATTATTATCAATAAACTCTAAAATAATTTTTAAACTATCTGGATTAGTATAACTAGTAGCATTTTTATTTACAAGTGAAAAAGCAATTTTAATTTTATCTGATAGTGAATTTTGAACTAAATTAATATTAAGTCCAGTTTTAATAATGTGGTTTATTCCAGATAGGTTGGACGTTACATCTGTAATGTCTTTAATTGAACTATAATTACCTAAAGTAAAAAGCTATATTATTTAAGTATCGACATCTTTCATTTTTAGTATTTCTATTTGTTTTAAAGAAAATATTATTATCTGCATTTGCTTGAAAAACACTAGGAAGTAGGGTGGAAACACCATTTATATTAAAGTCTGCCGTACTTGTATTAATAATATTATCGTCTAATGGATGATCAAGAGGTTCAATGATTGTTGGAACAGTCTTTAATGTTGTGTCTAAATATTGCCATTGCTCTTCTTCTGTAAATGCTATCAAGGTTCGACTATCAAATCCAGAAGCAGATGGGTTTCCTCCAGCAGGGAATATTCCAATTTCTGTAATTTCATATCTTTCTTGTGTTGGTAGTTCTGATGTAAAAACTATCTTACTAATAAATTCATTATTTCCAATGTCTTCTTTTACATACCCTCTTGAAGAAATAGGAACTCTAAACATTTCAAATTCTAATTCACTATATTCATTATAATTTCCATAAGAATCTCCACTGGACAATGGCTTTGCTCCACATCCAAAAGCCATATATGAGGCATAGGCAGGAGTTGTTCCAAGTAAGTACTTGGCTATAATCTCTTTACCTTTATTAGTTATCATGATTCCTCATTTCCCAGATTTGTATTATATATTGTACCATTTTGAAGTGTTTGAATTTCAATGTTTTCCATTAATCCTAAATTTATAGTATCTATAGTTAAATTTCCAGTAATAAGATCAAGGTATACGTGCTCTCCATTTGGGCCATTTCCTACGGTAGGAATTGTTCGTGGTAATTTAATTGGAAATTGCAAAAAATATTTATCTAACGTATCTTGTAAGGCCAATAGTGTCTTTGGATCTAAAGCATTTTTAGTCTCTGCCATATTTAAAATTGGTTGATATTGAATATTTGCTGTTTCTAATGATGCACTATTTACTAAAGAAAGTAATGCAACACCATTAATATTTTCAAAAAATAAAATTTTTAAAAAATCTTGATCTTCACCACTGTCTCTCTCTAAATTCTACGTACTGTGGTCCTGCAATTTTTACTGCATTTGATGTGGTTGAGACAACTAATGAGGCAGTAGGAGCGGGTGGAGTTGCACGAAGATATTTACTTGAATCAATATAATTATCTTGATTTTGAGGTAAAGGTTTTTGTGGTTGTTGTGGTTGTTGATTTGATCCTGGCATAAATGGATTATCAATTGCCATTTCCCTGTCAATTAAATCTTGTACAGAATCTCGTGCTGGCTTTGGTGTATTTAATTCAATTGCTTTTACAAAATCATTATACTCATATTGATATTCTCCATCTGAAATTAATGGCACGTCACACCTCACTCAAATATACAGTCATGTCTGGTCCACTTAAACTTCTTGAATACTCTATATTATAAACAACAAATCTTGAAGTTGCTGATGTTACAAGGTCTAAATTATCATTATTTTTATAATCAATTGAAACAATATCTCCAAGTTGAATTGTTGGATCTGCAAATATTTTTAATCCAATTGCTTTTCTTGGAACCAATAGTTTTTCCAATAACCACCCAATTAAATGCTCTGCATCTTCTGTTGTTTGTATATAGTTTGCATCTATATTAAAATCATTTCTGCCAAATTTTATTCTACTTAATTTAAGTGTATCGTATTTTTGTTTTTCTATATTTGGAGAATATACAATTACGTCACCCTTAAGTTCTGGATCTGAAAAACTTGATCGTTTTTTAAAGTAATCATCTACTGTTAATTCAGAACTACTGTCACTTGTAAAAGCAATTCCCTGAATTCTTAAAGAATTAGAAAGTTCATCATCAATAGATAACAAAGTATCTGTTGCGTTAAATACTAAAAACTCTGCCCCATATGCATTTGCTTGAAATCCAGAAACAGTAAACTCTTTTAGTTTATCTGGTGCCATAACTAATTTTGCATACAATGCTGGATATGCATTATCAAATTTGGCATTGATATATGCACACTCTCTCATGATTGTTCCAAATTCATCATAAAAAATACTGTGACCTGGAGTTGTGCCAGTGCTTATTCCTTTTAGGTATGATTCTTGTAGAACTCTCACTTAATGCATATTTTTTGAAAGCATCGTTTGCGGTAATTGGAGATGAAGAAAACACTCTTGCAACCTGACTATCAGTTTGAAATCCAGCATTTTGTGAATAGTTATCTGTTAAAGCATAAAAATTTTCAAACATACATTTTGAAGATCCACGAACAAACATAGCAGTTGACTGATATTTTGGCAATGGTGATGTGTCATCAACCTGACCAACCAAAACATTGTTTATATATAGATAAAATCTTCGTATACTTCCATTTGCTAGGTCTTGATATTCTACTGCTAAATCGTAAACAGTTGTATATTTTTCAATATACCTTGCTGAAATACCAGACATATCTCCATCGTCATATTGTATCTGTTCATTAAAAGCGTTAAATAACAACACTGGAGTTGCTTTTGTTTCTCCAACACCTTGTTGAACTTTATAAAAAATAATATTTGATTGATCTGATGTTCCATTTGCCAATGCAATAACCTCAAAATAATATCCGTTATTTGTTTCTGGATTTAAAAGAACTGCAATTCCTCCAGAATTTCCATCAATATTAATCCTTGCCTCTGGTGAAGTTGCATTGTTTTGATAATATGAAAATCCATCTAAAGGAGTTGATGTATAAATAACGTTACCATCTTCTGTTATTTCTCTTCCGCCAGTATCACCAATAATTCTCATTCTTGTTCCAAAATGTTTAAAAACTGCTTGGTCTAAAGTTTTATGAACATATGAAATATGGTCAACTGGTTTTGGATCTGTGCTGGCAAAGTTCTTTCCTTTAAAAACAAGAGCGGAAGATTGAACTAGTCCTTTGTTTTTGTTTGGATCAATATTATAAATTCCTGTAATTTCATTTTCTGTTTGTGTAGACTCTGACAAAAACTTTTTAATTACTCCATTTATAGAACTAGCATTTGCAACAGTATTAGAGATTCCAGCACTTCCAACTGCTAATGTTCCTCCAAAAGTAGTATCTCCAAATAAATATTTTGACTCCATTAAACATCCTTTACGATTATCAGAACTAATCCAATAACTATCTAGAGATGCTGTATGTCTTACAATACTAGTACCAAATTGACCTCTTCCGTGTTTTGCAACAGGTCCATTTACCATTCTAATGACGCCATTAATTGTTTCATAATATGGCTCTGAGTAGATTCTAACTTTTCCAGTTGGAAAAATTTTTCCACCATATCTTAATCTATTTAAATAATTTTTATATTCAGAATCACTACTTATCCAAACATTTCCAAATCCTTCAACAGAATATTGAACTGCATCATATTTAATGATTTCTCCATTTGCATAAAAATATCCTTGATTTCTTGATATTAAATAAATTGCTTCTCCAAAATCAATAATGTTATTTGTAAGTAAATTATTAACAACTGTTGGTGCTGAATTTGTAAGTGTTGAATTTAATGCAATTGCAGATAAAGTATACCCACTTGATCTTGAATCTTTTAGTTCTTCATAATTAGAAAGTTCCCACAATAAAGATGGCTTATAAACCCAAAATTTATTTTCTGCACTTGAAACTGTTTGTTCTCCAATTGCAGAATATGTTTTAGCAATATACCTTGATGTGTAGTTAATTTTTCCATCATTATATATTTTTTTATCTTCTGACGCAATTGAAATAATGTTTGCAAGTTTTTTGCCACTTATTACTTTATTTTGAACTATACTTCCTAAAGTCTCAGATAAAGAAGGACTTCCTCCAGTAAGGTCTGTTTCAAATTCTGTTGTATTATAAGTTCCAGCATCTAAAGTTTCTGTTGGAGTTGTTGAATATGTTTCTGCATCTTCAAAATCAACCAAACTATCTAAAACTGGTGCAGTTACTTTTGATCCAATAAAAGTTTTATTTATTTGTCTTTGTGTTGCAGTTGGCATTAAATAATTTTTACTCATTGCAATAAAGTTGTTATACTCATCAAAAAACATTGCTGTTTGTGTTGATGTTGCCAACTGTGCCAAAACTTCTGCAACATTTTGATCTGGACCTACAAAAAAATATGGAATTATTGGATCTGTTTCTCCTTCTATTCTTTTATACATATAATTACTAAAACCAATTGAGTCTAACAATATAGATATTGCATAACTAACTGATATATTTGTTAAGAAAAGTTTAGGGGCTTCAATTGATTCAAGATAAAAATAAAAATCTCTTAATTGAAGAGATATAGTTCCACCAGTAACATCGGCTTGTGGCATTCCTTCAGAGTATAAAGTTTTAATTGGTACACTATATCTATTACCATTAACATTTAAGAAAGTTTCATAAAAATTAAATTTAACATTTTTTGTAACATAATTTACAAATAATACTATTAGTATTGTTTTCATTAAATGCTTGATCATCGTCAAAAATAGAAATATTTCCAGTAGATGCTAAAAGTTGCCCAACTGGTAAAGCACTACTACCAAGATCTGAAAGTTGTTTTGTAATATTATAATTAATTGTTCTATCTGAAATATTTGCAACAAGCCTTGGAGACATTTTCTATTAAATCAAAAGTAGATTCAAACTTGTTCATAAATTCTGCTACAAACTCTTATACCTTGAATATATTGAAATTCACGATAAACCTTTTGATTGTTTTTTAAAAAATATTCTGGTGAAGTAAAATCGGTAACAAAATTTGTCTCATCTGTTAAGTTTTGATTTGTTAGTTTCCATCCATACTCTGGAATAAAGGTTTCATAAAGTTTTGTTGTATTGTTCCATATATGATATGTTCCCCTATCTGTTGGTGTAGAGGCAACAAGATATGCATATCCATTAATTGATTTAACTGGCAGTAATGTAGTTGAAGATATTTTTGAAACATGAACAAATATATTTTTATAATTGTTTGGAACTATTAATCCATATGATAACTCAACATAACCATCTTCTTTAATAATTGCAGAACCATCTTCTCTAACTGAGTTTGCATCAAAAGTTTTTGCGGTTGTCCAATTGTTATTAACTAAATACTCAATCTTCCAAACAAGTGGAACCCTTTTATTTGAATCTCCATATAGTGGATCAACAATTGGTACTGTATTTGTATTAAATGGACCTAAGTTTTTTGTTCCTACATGTGTTTGCATTTTAACAACAAGTCTATTTGTTGGCACAGTTTCTTTATATACTACAAATGGTGCAGCATCTTCAATTGGATATTGATTTGTCCCAGATTGTTTTGCTATACCCCGTTCTTTTGTCACTGGATCTGTTTCATTATCTTTTTCAGTTCTAAAAGATGTCCAATATTTAAACTCATCATATCGTGATGCCATATAGTATCTTGGTCTTTGTGTAAAAAAACTACTAGTAGAAATATTTGCTAAAGATGAATCTTAATTATTAATTAGATTAGTATTAAAATTATGCAAATACCTTCCAGCAATATAAAATGCTTTATTAATTCCAGATCTTGGACGAAATGGTTTTATGCAATCTTCTAACGAATATAACATATTGTATTGATCTTTAACTTTAGAAAACAAAGAAGGATTTTCTTCGTTGTCATATCCATTATCTAGTACAATATCTGCATCTGTTGCCCCTGTATAAAAATTTCCAACATCATTATTGTCAAAAAAATAATGATGCCTTTTTTGTATCTCTATTTCTATAATTTCCTAATTTAAACATATTATCTGCAACATTCATATTC